TAGCCAGAGCCGTCCTTTTTGTTCAGCATGATGAGCTTGGCGTCGAAGCCCTGCAGAACAACTTCCGTCGAGTAGCGATCCTGGCCAGACTGGTCCTGCCATTTGCGCGTGGCGAGCTGGCCTTCAAGGTAAACCTTGGCGCCCTTCTCAAGGTACTGTTCGGCGATCTTGGCGAGCTGCTCATTGAAGATGACGACGCGGTGCCATTCTGTCCGCTCTTTCTTGTCGCCGGTGGTTTTGTCGCGCCAGGTCTCAGACGTGGCGATGTTCAGGTTGGCGATTGCGCGGCCGTCTTGAGTGCGACGGATCTCCGGATCGGCGCCAAGGTTGCCGATGAGCGTGACTTTGTTGAGCGATCCAGCCATTACGAGACCCTCGCTAACAAAGGCCCGTTGTCGCCGTCAGGGCCTTCGGGCGGCCATACGGCGACCAGACCCATAACGGCCGTCGCGAGGATAACGATCGCTTGCGGTTCCGTCAGAGCCCTTGAATTGCCCTCCAGGATGGCGCGCGCTAAATCGAGCGCGCCCTCGATTTGTATCGGGCCAACGATCACGCTGCCCTTGTCGTCGCTCAAAGCGAACGACCCTTCTGAATAGGATGCGATAGCGGGGCTACCGTCCTTGTTTGTCCCATAGCTGGTCACGCCTGGCGCATTGGTAGTCCAGATCTTGCGACCACCTTCGAGTTTCAGGATCAAGGATGCCTCGATCGAATGCATGGTTATCTCCGCGCTCTTGCGGCCGCTGCGATAGCGACCTGCGAATTGATCCGATCCTCGCCGATCAGGCGAAGCGCCATTTTGTGAAATTCTTCCTCAGCCTTCATTGCCGGCCATGGCCGGATTGCGCCGGTGGTCTTTGGCGGATGAAACTTGGGGAACTGACTGGCTGCCCTCGGGCCGAACAGCGCGACCGCCTCCGCAGCGCACATGCGATCGTCCATGTTCTTGACGACTAGCCGCTGCGCTCGCGTCCAAAACTCTGGCATTGGTAGATTGGCGGCGGCGTAGATCGCCGCATCCCATCCGGCCTTCGCCGCTTCAATCGCGCCCGAGACTTCGCCCTGCATGCACATGCCGGCGTAAAGCTTTTCAGCAGGCCGAACGAGGTCGCCAAGAGCCCACTCGTGTCCGTCGTGAAGCAGGAATAGCGCAGCGTCGAGCGACGATCCGCCTTCGTTGATCACCGCCTGCGTCCCCATGACGAGGTGCTGCGCAACGGAAAAGGACATGCCGGCATTGCGACCATTGAAGCGCGAGAGCTTTGAGAGCGTTGACCCGATCTCAAGGAAACAGACGCTTTGCTGCGATGGCGCGGCCAGATCCATGACCGATCCATCTGCGTTGAACGACCAGATCGAGTGATGGACGAGACGGGAAAACGTGAGGGGTGCCGCGACGCTCAAACGCGATCCTCCGCAGCGAAACGGTGTTCATACCGGCCAAAGGTGTGAGCCGCCTGGTAGAAGAGGCTGGCGACTGAAAGCCAAGCGAACAACCATGAAGTGACCCAAACGATTACCATCAATTTGTATGGCACGCGGGATCTGCTGCTAACTGCGATGACGGGAGGCGGTGTTATACGAGCACCGAACGGCGTGAAATAATTGTTGTCCATATCTCCGCCCTCAGACGTGACGGACGGAAGCACGACGGGCAATGCCGATCGCGCGAGTGGAGAGGCGACGCACGACCGCCAACGGGTAGCCGCGCTGAATGAGCGTCTCAAGGCTCACCGTCTCGCCGGCGAAAGCCATCTCGCGCATGTCGTCGGCCATGCGGTCGACGAGCTTGCGCCCGCAACTTTGCGGCGGTGGCGCTATTGTTTCAGAAGGCCGGAAACGGATCATTGGGCGGTTCCTTAAAATGGAGAACCGCTAAAATGTGCATTACGCACGCCAGACTGTCAATATAGAAAGTGCATTAAGCACATTTCTGCAAACAACCAACGGTCGTTCGGCCTGATGGCGTGCATTTTGTGCTCAAGATGTAGCTGCTATTCCTTGGAAACCGCATAGCAAACACGGCCAATAATAATCACGACGTCCTCATCGCCAGTTCCGTCTTCGATCGAGATCGCCGACTGAAAACGGGGATCGTCAGATTCTGGAAGCAGCCAGTGCTTACCGTCTTCGTCCATGTGAAGGAGCTTGACTGTATGCTCTGCCTCACCACCTGGCTTGCGCCGCTCAACGATATATCGCTTGCCTGGTATCGGCTGTTCATGCGTCTCTTGGACGTCATTGAAGACCAGAACCGTCCGCTCTGGATATCTCTTGTTCATAGATGGTCCGCGAGCCTCTGCGGCGAAAAGGCGAAACCCCTGAAATTCTGGATCATCTGGAATGTACACTGAATACTGACTGTCCTCGTTCCATTCCCACGACTCAGCCCATAAGCCAGCCTGAATGTGTGCGGCAACTTGAACCCTACGAAGGCCCGGAGGGCTACTAGTTTCTGATCCCGGGCCGCGACCTTCGCCTGTCAAAAGCCACCCTTCGCTTACCCGATAGGCTTTTGCATATGACGCAACCGCCCTGGTTATGCCGCGAATTCCGTTTTCGTGCTGAGCATAGCTATCATAATTCCAGCCGAAGAAAGTCGCAGCTTCTTTCGCCGTCGCGAACCCTCTCGCAACGCGCGCTTGTTCTAGCCTCTTTGCCGAATCGGGACGATCATCATATTCCATGGCGTGCAAAATGCACGAAAGCGGCGTGCGTTTCGACTTGACAGGGTGGCGTGCGTTATGCACATTATGCGCCATGGTTAAATTTGACATCCGAACGCTCCGGGAAAAGCTGGGCTGGACACAGGATCATCTCGCTGAATACCTCGGCGTCGATCGCTCAAGCATTTCCCGCATGGAACATGGTCAGCCAGCCCGTGGGCCGGTGCTGCGGCTGCTAGCTGCCTTGGAGGCTGATGTTGCGAAGGCTGAAACAGTAACTGAAACGGCATGTGATCCCCCTTGATCTGATGGGCTGACCTTACGGGCGCGGCCAGCGCTTTACACCGAAAGATTACTTGAAACGATTTCCTTGCTTTCTGGGGAGGCTGACGTGCGTTCAATTTCTGACAAGCAGGGACTGACCCTGAAAGCTGCCGTCCGTCGCTCGGTTGATATGGCTGGCGGCGGGGACAGCCTGCAGCATGTCACTCGCGTCAATGCAGCGCAGCTTTCCAAATACGGGTCGCAGTCGGAAGAGAAAAGCTTCATGCCGATCGATGTCGCCGTCGAGGCCGATACTGAGGCCGGAACTCCCATCATCCTGACGGCGATGGCGGAGATGCTCGGCTACCAGGTTATCCCGATCGACGATCCGCGCATCACGGGCTCGCGGCCCGTTACGATCAAGGACGCACTGATCGTCGCCAACGAAGCGGCCGACGTGGTCAAGGCCATCACTGAGGCGCTTGCCAATGATGATCGCATCGACGGAACCGAAGAGCGGATTATCACTCGCGAAATCGACGAAGCCGTTCGCGCCATGATCGACGTCCTTCATCGCATCAAGGTGCGCGCATGAAGAAGGCGCGCCAGCCGTCACAAGATCAGAAGCTCTACAGAAACAAAGTTCTGGTTATGCACGCGCGCGCTGTCGAGCCGGTGGTGCACCCGAACGCTGTCGCCTCGCTAGTAGAGCAGGAGATCGATGACATCGAATGCCGCTTTGATGTCGAAGGCCCGCTGTGTTGGCGAGATCCTTTCACTGGTGCGCGCGAGGCTTCGTCATGAGCAACGTTCTCAATCTTCGCCTTCAAAGCAAAGCGCTCATTCACAAACTGGAAGAGGACGCCGTACGCTTCGAATGCGATCCGCGCCAGCTCGCGGTCGCGCTTCTCTCCATCGTTGTCAAAACCGGACTGATCGACAGCGTTCTTGATGGCGACAGTCCGAAACTTTTCGCGCCGCACTATTCGACCAAGAAGCCGCGCGGCGTGCGCGGCGGACGGCAAACGATATTTCTGGCGTGGATAAAAGATCGGTTGGCGGGCGAACGCGAGACGGCGTTCTCATACGGCCTCGCCTCACGAGAGCTTGGCTGGACAGAGGCCGATATTGGCCGCGTCGCTCGATCGCTAATGCGCCGAGGCGAAATCGTCTGCACCCGATCCGGAAAGAGAAATCACCCGAGCACATGGTCGATCGTCGACGACAGGCAGATGGAGAACGCGGCATGAAGAACGCCTACGCCAAGTTCCTCGAGCGAAAGCGCGTCTTCGATCCGTCCTCCGGTATTGAGGGATCATTCGAACTTCCCGCCTATCTGAAGCCACACCAGCGCGACATCACGCATTGGTCGCTGCGTCGTGGTCGCGCCGCCATCTTTGCGGGGACGGGTCTCGGCAAGACGCTGATGGAACTGGTCTGGGCGCATCACGTGGCGGAATACACCGGAAAGCCGGTTCTCCTCCTGGCCCCGTTGGCAGTCTCGCATCAGCACGGAACGGAAGCCGATCGCTTCGGCATCGCCGCGCAAGTCGTCAATGCCAGATCGGGCGGCGCGATCGACGTCACCAACTATCAGAAACTCGATCGCTTCGACTTGTCCGGTTTCGGTGGTGTCGCGCTCGACGAAAGCTCGATCCTCAAAAATGTCGATGGGCACTATCGCACCAGGCTCATTCAGGAATGCGCCCGCCTTCCGTTCCGCCTTGCCGCCACGGCGACGCCGGCGCCGAACGATTTCATGGAACTTGGCAATCACGCCGAATTCCTCGGGGTCATGTCCTACACAGATATGCTCGCGACGTTCTTCGTTCACGACGGCGGCGACACGAAGGCATGGCGCCTGAAGGGTCATGCCGAAAACGACTTCTGGAAATGGATGGCATCGTGGGCGGTCATGCTGCGCCGGCCGTCCGATCTCGGATATCCCGACGACGGCTACGATCTGCCGCCTCTGCAATACCATCACCATACGGTTTCGATGGACTACAAGCCGAGCTTCGAAACCGGGCTGCTGTTTCCGATGGAAGCCCGCAGCTTATCGGAACGGCTCGCAGCTCGTCGCGAGAGCGTCGGCGACCGCGTGACGATGGCAGCTGCATTGACGCCGAAAGACCGGCCGTTCGTCTGGTGGTGCAATCTCAATTCAGAGGCGGAGCAACTGGCGCGCGCCATTCCGGGCGCGGTCAATCTGTCCGGCGCCGATACCGACGACGTGAAGATCCGCAAGATGAACGATTTCACGGCGGGTCGTATCCAACATCTGATCACCAAGTCATCGATCGCCGGCTTCGGGATGAATTGGCAGCATTGTGCCGACACTGGCTTCGTCGGCATGAGCGACAGTTGGGAACAGATCTATCAAGCGATCCGCCGCTTCTGGCGGTTTGGCCAACTCAAGCCCGTCAATGCCCACTTCGTTGCTTCCGAGCGCGAAGGTGCGGTCGTCGCCAACTTCAGACGCAAAGAAGCTGACGCCGATCGCATGGCGGCAGCGATGGTCGCGCACATGGCAGACCTATCAAGCG